CAACAGCCGGGGAGAACCGCAACTGTCGGCACAAGCGCAATTAGGATTCCCCGCGAGTGGGAAGCAATGGAAGGGAATGTTGCCCACCGTTCAGACGCAAGGCTTGAAGATGTGCAACGGAAATGGCAAAACACAGTTTTATCCAGTGGGATTACTTCCGACACCACGCACAAGCGATCACAAGCCGCCCGTCTCGCCCCGCGCTATGACGAGAAAAAACGGATGCATTCGAAACGACAAATTGAGCAATATTCCTACGATACTCGGGGAGCATTGCCAATTAAGACCTGGCAAGACTTCCCTACTCAATCCCCGGTTTGTAGCCGAAATGATGGGCTTTCCTACGGACTGGACGGAATTACCTTCCCGAAATGGCGAAAAGAATCGATCAAAGCCTACGGCAATGCGATAGTGCCGCAGGTGGCGTATCGGATATTCGAAACGATTAATGAATATGAAAATTACCATGCCGAGCAAATTTTCAAAATAGTTTAACCGCCTCCGGGCATAACATTATAAGCTATGATTTTAAGATTTAGAGAAGGTTCCGCGCTTCATGCCGAATTAAAGCGGATGTACGATGTGCGCGAAGCCACGTACAAAGAGGCATGCGACATTATCGAAGAGTTGGTCGGCGAGCGACCGGAAGGATTCGGATACCTATGGGGCTGGGGTTTCACCTGTGCATGGGATCCGTACACGGTCGCATTTAAAGACGGTTTTGTTCCCGATCCCAAATTGATGTCGGAAAATACGGAAGAATCGACCCGTGAGCATAAAGTGTACAAAATACTTATAACCACCCAAAAAGGCCGGGAAGCGTCGGATAAATTCAAGAGATTCTACAATTCCATTACCTCCAACAGTCTGGAAAAGTTGGGTTTGCCTCTTCATGCAGAAAGTCGGTATTTCTATTTCATGCCCAGCAAGGATGAAGTCGGGTACTACCTCGCGGTTGGCAATAGTATAGCCGATGTGCTGAAAAATAACGTCGATATCACGATTGAATTACCGGAATGATTATCAATACAATTAAACCGAAAACCGATGACAATCTTACCGCCCATCTGCCGGGCATTGGCAATGGGACTGAATGAAGAATTTGAGAAAATGAGAACAGCAAAAGAAGCGGCCAGAGAGTATGCCGAAACATTATGGAATAGAAAATCCACCCTTGAATGGGATGTCAGCCGTGATGCCTGCAAATCTCGTTCTGAGCGAGATTTCCTCGCAGGCGAAGAGTTTGGTTATCGCAGGGGTTTTGCCGATGCCTGGCGATGGATTCCGGCGAGCGAGCAACTTCCGGAAGAAGGACGGAAGGTGTTGGTGAAAGAGGAATCTATATCCCCTAACACCGACGAAACCGCAAAAACAAACATAAAAGGGTATGAATTAGCGGTGTGGAATGGATGTGAATGGCAATTGGAGTACATAGATAAACCGACTCACTGGCGGCCCATTGAACGAGTAAATGAATAAGGGTATGAAATACATTTTATTGATTATCACCGCCCTACTCGTTATCATCCTGATTCGGGTAGAGCACATAGCGGACAGGATTCCGGAAATACGGTTTGATTCCATTATAGTCGATCCGCCGCCGGAAATTAAAAGGACTACACCGATTATCCGTTCGGATTGGGATTTATTCATCGAAGCCCTGATCTACGTCGAAAGCAAAGGAAACGAACGGGCCGTAGGTAAAAACGACGATGGCGGAGTACTGCAAATACGGCCCATCGCCGTAAAGGAAGCCAACCGTATCATAGGGTTTGACAAATTCGTCGATTCCGACCGTTTCGACCGCCTAAAATCCATCGAAATATGGGAAACGATACAAGAATACCACAATCCTGGGAAATCATTCGAAAAGGCCTTAAAACTCCATAACCCCAACGGTGGGGAAGAATATTCAGACAAAGTAATGAACAAATACAAGCAACTCAAACATGATAACTATTAAATCGCTCGCAAAGAAGCTGGAAATTGCCGAGATCCGCATCTGGTTTTTGATTCGGCAGCGGATTATCAAGACCACGAAGAAAGGAACTGATATTTTGGTCGATGAATCGGAGGTATATGGCTACCTGCAAAAACGCCCCGAACTATGGGATAAATGGAAGATAGACTATGAATACTGCCAGACTCACAAGATAGCATAAAAAAGCAAGGACTCCCCCGAAAGTTCGTCCCTGCCAACGTCCGCCCAGACATCCTCAAAGATATAAATTTTATATTGAAAAACATGACGACACCTTCAATAAAAAGAAGACGAGGCGGCAGACGCGACGACTCAACGGTTCACATTAACTTCACAAGGAAAGAACTGATAGACGAACTTCGGCGGGTGGAGTTCTATTGCAAGGTGGTAGACCGGCGGGCTCGAATCAAAGAACGCAGGATGAAAAAATAAAGCTGATACTTGCATAATGTCCCGGAACTATTGACCTTTGCGAAAACAGATTATTCTATGGCTGGAACGTCTGATTTACTACGGGAGATCGCCGACATGCTCGATGCGGGATTCTTCAAAAACATAACCGAGGATGATCTCGACAGGGCGAAAAGGGTGATTATGGCATTTCGGGATGTCAAAGTTGATTATGAGCAGGCGAAACGAATCACCGGCAAGTCCGATTCGGCTTTCAACGCTAAAATATCACGATCCGGGATACCCGTCTGCAAGGAACGGCTATACAGGTACAGCGATATGGTTAAGATCAAAAATAAAGAGGTTTGACTATTGATAGTGCCCCAGGGCGGATACGACAAGCACTTCAACCGTTTCCTCGTTTATCCGATATATCAACCTGTGTTCCGAACTTAGCCGCCGAGACCAAAAACCGCTATATTCATGTTTGAGTTGTTCAGGGTTGCCTATTCCCGTTTGGGGATGATCTTCAAGCTCGATAAATATTTGTTCGATACGCCTGGTAATCGCTCTATTGCCGCTCTTATGATGCTTTTGCAGATCTTTGCGGGCCTTATCTTTTACGATTATTTTATATTGTCCCATAGTGACTTGCTTGGATCATAAATAATTCCTTCTCCGGCTTTGCCTGCTTCGTATTCCTTGATACGGCGGGACAGTTCGGCGATATTTCGCGGATCGTCGAACCAGGGATCGCCTGAAGGGGATGGATTAAGACTGATACCGTCGCTAACCACTAACTCAATAAGTTTACGCCCGCGCTTCACAAATACGCGGGTATGTTCGGCCATGTCAAAGTATTTTTTTTGATTGTTCCGAAACTCCGAAGGGCTAATAGTAATTGCATCCATAATCTTTTTCATTTGTACACACTTTTGTACGTTTTCTTGTACAAATATAGTGCCTTTTATTGAGCAATGCAAATTTGTGTGGGTTTTCAGAACCAAGCTACCATCCGATGGCGGCCTTTTTCTTATCCACTAACCAAACTAAATGCTGGCAATAGATTTAACTATTTCTACTTTCATGCCCAGCGCATTGATAATTTTATAAAACATTCCCGCGCTGGGGTTGATAATGCCGTTTTCTACACGGGAAATGTAAGACTTTGTGACATTGATACGATTTGCGAGTTCTGATTGCGTTATTTTCGCTTCCTTCCTCGCATCGTGCAATATCTGTCCCGCATAAAAAGTGTATGCGTTTTCTTCGGCTTGTCTCCGTTTCGAAGTGCCGACCTTCCCGAACTTCTCATCCAAAACAGCGTCGTAATCCACAATCTGATGATTATTTGTCTCCATAATAAGCCTTTTTTATTTTTATCGCTTTCTCAATTTCGCTTGTCGGCGTTTTCTGTGTTTTCTTGTGAAATCCGTTAAACAATACGACTATCGATCCTTCTTCAAAAATAAAAAACACACGATAAATATTGCTGTTGTATTCGATTCGCAATTCATAAATATCATCCCTTAGCAACTTAACAAACTTTTTCGATAGTCTTTCTTGGGTTTGCAGGAGTAGTAGCCCGTACTGGATTTTCTCTTGCACCTTATTGCTTAGGGTTTCCATAAACCGCTCAAAATACCCTCCATATGTTATTATTCTACGTCTCACGTTGCAAATGTAATACAAAGTTTCAATTTATTGAAACTTTTTTTTTGTTTTTTTTGTTTGGTATTTAAAAAATAGTTCTTTATATTTGTAATGCTTAACATTTCGACGAGGCGGACTGACTAACCGCCTTCATATTTTAAGGGCGGCTTTTTTGTACCCCAGGATTTAGCGGTTACGTACCCCCGTGTAACGTCTGTAATAGACTTACAGCCTCGTCAAGGTGTTAAGCAGCGGGAAAGGCGTAACCGCTTTTTTATGCCTAACAAAATGCTTAACACCATGACAAACAACACAATCTATGCCAGCCATCATTCTGATTGCGGGTGTATTCTCGAACAATTAACGGACTCATTATCCGTTTACAAAGTTTCCAAGCGAGGCAATGAATCGCTGCTTTGCATCAAGAGCAGTCATGACGAAATCACCGTTACCCTTCGCCATGCAAAATTACTTCTCGAATCCCTTTCCCGTCTCATCGAAGACCGCACCATCACCGGCCCGCAACCGGTCTACAACTTCAGAGAATGCGTTAATGCTGGTAGAATCGTTAAAAGGGGGTAGCCATGAAAACATCTGATTTGCGAGACATTATGCGTATAGCTTGGCAACTTGTACGTAAAAATGGCTTCACAATGTCCGAAGCCCTGAAAACCGCTTGGCTTAATTTCAAGCTCAAGATGAAAATGAGATACGGAATCGTCAAGTTCTACTACCAGAAAATATCCGGTGAGATTCGTGAGGCATACGGCACTTTGCGCGCCGATCTTATGCCTCAGACAAAAGGTGCGGATCGCAAGCCCAATCCAACTGTTCAGGTCTATTATGATTCGGAACGCGAAGAATACCGCTGTTTCAAGATTGCCAACCTTATAAAAATCGCGTAGCCATGAACACACAAATATTCCAGTACAACGACAATCCGGTGACTTTCCGACTGGATAACGGGCTTACCTATGTGTCGGCCACTGAAATGGCAAAACCGTTCGGCAAGCGGCCAAATGATTATTTGTCGTTACCATCTACAAATGAATTAGTTAAGGCCATTACCAGAAAATCTGGTATTGCTGAAAATCAACTAATTAAAATAAATCGCGGTGGTCTTAATCCCGCCACCTGGCTCCACGAAGACGTAGCCCTTGATTTTGCACAATGGTTGAGTGTAGATTTTCGTCTTTGGTGTCTTGACAGGCTTAAAGAACTGCTGAAGTACGGCATCACAGCCACACAGCCGACCATAGAGGCTATCATTGACGATCCGGATAATGCGATCAAGCTGCTTACGGCGTTGAAGCAAGAGCGGGCCGAGAAGGAGCGCCTTGCCGAAGAAAACAGACTGGCAAACGAGCAAATCGAAAAGGCCGCGCCGATGGTGCAATATTACAATAAAGTATTGCAATCGGACAGCTTGATTACAACAAACCTGATAGCCGATCAATTAGGCGTTAGCGCAAGGCGGCTAAACGACATGCTGGTGAAGCGCGGTATTATATACCGGCAAAGCGATACCTACGTACTGTATGCGAAATACCGGGGCCAGGGATACGAAGGTTATAGGACGCATACTTACATCAGCAGCACGACCGGACAACAGTTCACCAAACAGCATCTATACTGGACGGAAAAGGGCCGCGAATTCATCTACAACCTGTTTCACGATGACCGAGTATGAATATACGGCCCTGGACGTAATCAAACGTATGGGCGAAGACGAAGTATTCCGCCGGGAATTGTTGCTGCTGATAAACGAGCTGCTTTGCATGTTGAAAAACGCATGTGAAAAATCGAATTAATTTTACATTTATACAACTGTAAACCAGGCATTTTATACTATTTTGCAAAGGGGTGGTGCGCTGTGCCGCCCCTTTCTATTTTTGTTCCATAGCGCTATCGGTAACGGCCCCACGTAAGCGGGCCGAAAATTAATAATCAATCAATAACTATGGACAAAGATATTTTTATGTTCGGCGACGGCGGGTCTAAGGGATCTGACATCATGGCGATGATTCCGGCGCTGATGCAGAACAAGGGTATGGACCCGAACCTCGTTGCGGCCCTGATGAACGGTAACAACAACCGGAATGGTTTCGGCGGGGACGGATGCTGGTGGATCTGGATTATCCTGCTGTTCTTCTGCTGGGGCGGCTTCGGCGGCAACGGTTTTGGCAACAATGGCGCTAACGGTCTTCCGGCACAACTTAACAACGATGCGGGTCGTGAATTGCTGATGAATGCAATTCAGGGCAACGGCGCAGCGATCAACCAACTGGCCGCCTCGCTGAACTGTTCGACAACGCAGCTTCAGGGCGCGATTTGCAGCCTTCAGGGATCGGTGGATAAAATCGGCGGTCAGATCGGAATGAGCGGACAGCAGATTATCAACTCCATTCAGTCTATGGGCTGTCAGATCGGCAACCAGATTGCCGAATGTTGCTGCAACGTCCGCCAGGACATCGTGAAAATGGGCTACGAGAATCAGCTCGCGACGATCAACCAGACCAATGCGCTGCAATCTACGGCCAACACGCAGTTCAACATCATCGGAGCGAAGATCGACGCACAGACGCAGATCATCAACGATAAGTTCTGCTGGCTGGAAAAAGCCCGTTTGCAGGATCGTATCGACGAACTCAGCCGCGAGAACTCACAGCTTGCTACGGCAGCCAGCTTGCAGTACCAGACTGCGAATATCGTCAGCCAACTCAAAGCCCCGGCACCGGTTCCGGCTTACATGGTTCAGAATCCGAATTGTTGCTACACGCCTACGGTGGCCGTTGCTTCGTCTCCGTTTTGCGGATGCGCTGCGAATGCCGTAATCTAAGCAAAAAGGAGGTGATTATGTATCCAAGAGCAGACTTTAGAGTTGTTTTTCCGGGATCGTTTATCCCCAGAGTGGATGTAGGCGGGATTTATGAACTCCGGACTAACGCAGTACAGATTACCGATGCTTCGGTGGACTACGGGATTTCCCCTATCTGTTACAATGCTTTGCCATGCAAAAGCGTGGTCTTGCTCAGTGTACATGCAGATGCGCCGGCGGGAGGCGAGTCCCTTCCGGTAACAATCGCAGTGCCGAACAACGGCCAGTCTACGGTTTCCAGTGCCGATACTACCACGGGAACAACGAAAATTCCGGTAGTAGATAGCAAGAACAGTAATGTCACGGGAGCCGATGTTACGGGGAGCACCGAACGCCTTGCCTATATCGATAAGCGAAACGGCATAATCCGTTTTCTGGAATTTACAGCAAGAGCGGCCCCCGCGCCGACTGCATCCGCTGAACCTGCAGCAAGTAAAAATTCAAAGTAAAAAAAAAACGAAAGCGCAGGGAGGCAATCCCCCTGGGCTTTCCTAAAAATTAAAAATCATGTTCCAAAATTTGAGAAAAGGATCATCTGTATATGTGCTCGACACACGGGAAACTCCGAAATTCTATACGGCGGCTGTCAAGGAGGTCGGCGTGCCGTACTATCCGCAGCCGACACCCGGACAACTGACGCCCTTCCAGCAGCAGTACATCAATATTACTATTGAGAACAACGAACCCTGGGGAGTGCCGGTTAATCTGGATGTCGTATCGAAGGATGGGCTTACCGTCTCCATGACGCGCGAAGGTCTGATGCCAGCTATCACAGCGGCGCAGAAAGAGAGTTCGGATATCATCAATTCGTTCGAACGTCACAAAGCGAACCTGGCAGCCTACGATCAGATTTTAAAGGATCTCGATCCTTCCTATGCGAAAGCGAAGGCTCAGGACGAAGAGATCAAGCGTCTGAACAACGAATTGAGCGAAATAAAGAGTATCATTCGTTCGGTTCCGAGCCTGGAGGATATAAAGGGCCTTTTCGATAAACAAGGAACACCAAAAACAGCTAAATGATTATGAGTTGGAATGGTATGGTAATCGGACGCGCTCACGGAGGCAGCGAACGAGAAGACGTGGATTATATGCTCGATGAAGCCTATGAAAAAGGCCGCGAGGATATGCGTCGAGAAATGATGGACAGCGGTCGATATGGAGATCGTTCAGACTATCCGCGCGGGGACTATGAAATGCGCCGCATGGATGGGGAGGGCTACGGAGATCGCCGCGGAGTCAAGGGTACCGGGCCGTATGCCGGTGAATACAGGCGTAGAAGGTATTAGGTTATGGGACGGCTTGATGTTTACGAAGCATTGCCGGAAGGTATGAGAGAATACCTCTCCAATCACGGCTGGCATTTCAGTAAAAAGCTGGCCGAGTACGCGACCCATCCTTCGCGGATGAAGAATGCCGACGGCACGTCGCACCACTGGGATCACGAACAGGTGAAACAGGCCCTTGAACGTAATGGGATTACGGTCGAGAAAGCAAAGGAATACGATTGTATGTACGTTGCGAATATGGCCTATTCGGATTTCTATCCGAAACCTTTGGCTTCCGAGGCTGCTGTATTGCAGTACGTGAAAGCCTACATCGATGATCCGGACGGGTACGACGGCATTGCGCTCACCCGCTATTATGCGGACTGCATAGGCAAGGGAGAACCTCTCGCCTGGGAAGAATTCCTGTAACCGGCGGGGCACTCCGAATAGTATGCGGAGTGCCCTTATTTTATTCAATTTAGAATCAATATCATGGAAGATACAGAACTGAAACAGTACATCTTGGATTATGCTAAATCCATCGCCAAAGGGGATGAAGACGTGCTGGCGGTCGCCGGACGCGTATCCGACTTCATCGAAGGCAAAGAAGACCGGTGTAAGGGGTGTACCCTTGTGCAATGGCTTTGGCTGATTTTATACCTGAATGTCGATGTCCTTTTAAGCAAGGACGATCAGGAGGACGAACCTAAAAAGACGAAGAAATGAACGAGTATGCCCAAAGATTATTAGCCGGTGAAAGCCTCCGGTCGGTCATCGGCAGCATGTCCCCCAGCGATCATCAGCGGTTATTGGAGTATGTCGACAAGGAAGCTACTTTCTTACCCAGGTTCGTACGTCGGAAGATGTGTAAGCGTATAAAAAAATATATCGAAGAATGATTACCGCAGAGGTACGCATACGCAAATACGATTGGAAGATAAGAATATATCTTGCCGTTACTTGCTACTATACGGACGAGATTATGGACTCCCTATCCCGGATCGGATGCCCGCCCGATATTATGAACAGGGCCTACAATAATATGACCCAATGTGCACTGGATACGGGGTTGACTTATTCAAATTCGCACCGGTCGGTTATGGTCGTAGCCCGGAGTTCGTCGCCGGCGCAATTCTTAAACTCGTTCGAGCACGAATTAAGGCATTTGACCGATCACATCGCCGCTGCCGAAGGGCTTAAGATAGGCGGCGAAGATGTTGCTTACCTGACCGGCAATCTAAATTCCCTGCTATGGGAATATATACACCCTTTTGTTTGTTGTAAATGTAAAGACTATTGATATGAACAACGAAGGAGATATTTGCGCTTATGAAGCGCAGGATCGGGACAGTAAAATAAAAGAGTTACTCAAAGACCTGGAATCAGAATTACCCCAGCCTAAATTCGAACAGATAAAAGAGGAACTGCTTCAGGTTTTAGAGGGGTAATTGCGGGGGTAAAATACCCCCGCAACCCTTCTCTCCAAATGTGTGATAAGTTCGGAGATGCGCGTTTTCTCTGCCATCGATTGTATGGCATTTGCAATAGGATGAAAGAGCTAAATTAAGCGCATACTTTCCCCGTGTTATTCTTTCCCTAAAGGTGCTATTTTTTTTCGAAACTATTGCATAATGCGCCGGACGTACTGACCTTTGCAATATAAGGTTTTACACCTATGTTTCAGGAGATATCGGAACTTAAATACGTGAAGTTCGTAAAGCGGGACGCCATCGAAAAAGAGGCTCTGTTGAGCAAGCCTAAATTTTCGGATATGTCGTTGATACCCCTACTTTATGACGAGTTCAGGCGAATTGTCGCCGATGATAAAAGTCAGTCTAAACAGTCCGGTCGCCTGAAGAAACAATTCGTATTCATTATCCTATACCTGTACTCTCCTGCAACGCTTGCCGGCGGTAAAATACGTACAGGTGTTCGTAATGAACTTCAGAAGTTATTTCGATACAAATCCCCTACAGCGATCAGCAATATCGGGGCAAGTGCGGCATTCTGGTATTCTCAATATCGGCATTTCCGCAAACAGGTGGAGTCGGTATTTATTCGGCTCATGGAGTGGCATAACGATAGGATAAAAACGGATAGTTAAATGGCGAAGGGATTGACGATAAAACAGGAGAAGTTCTGTAACAAATACCTCGAATGCGGTAACGCGTCCGAGGCGTATCGCTTTGCCTATGACTGCTCGAACATGAGCGAAGAAACGATTTGGAAAAGGTCAGGAGAATTACTTCATAACGGGGCAGTAACGGGGCGGATAGATTATCTCAAGAGCCACCTTGCCGAGGCCGCCGGCATTTCAGCTCTCCAGATTGTTCGCGAACACCAAAAGATCGCATTCTCCGATGCTACCCGTATTCGAAGTGGATGGATGTCGCTCAAGGAGTTTGAAGTCCTTACGGAAGATGAAAAAGCGTGTATCAAGTCGGTTGAGACTAAACAAACCAAGCGGGTTACTGATGAGGGGGAGATCATTATTGACGAACAAGTAAAAATCGTTTGTTATGACAAACAGAAATCGCTCGATAGTATCGTGAATATGCTTGGTTATAATGCACCTTCAAAAATAGCTAATACGGACAGCAAAGGGAACGACATTCCGCAACCTACGTTAAGTACAGACAGATTGCTCCAGTTGATAAAAGAAGGAAAGACGGATGGATGATTATTCGAAGGTGGGCGACCTGCTGCTCAAAGAGGGATCTCTAACATTCGCCGCTGCAATGTTTGAGGCGGTGAACAGGAGTCCCTTTCTGATATCTCAGCATCATCGGGAAATCTGTCGGAAACTGGATCAAATACTCCGGGGTGAACATCCCACTAATCGACTAATATTGAATATCCCGCCGCGCCACTCAAAAACGGAGTTAGCTGTGGTATCCTTCACTGCGATGGGGTTCGCTATCAATCCACATTCAGAATTCATGCACCTGTCCAGTAGCGATGAGCTTACGACCCGCAACGCGACGAATATTCGCAGAATCATGGAAAATCCCAACTATCGGGCTTTTTTCCCCCATGTAGATCTATCGAATAACGCAAAAGGGAGTATATCCACTTCTGCTGGCGGAGTGTTCTATGCAGCGCCTTTTATGGGTCAAATTACGGGGTTTGGATGCGGTAAGCTCGGAGCGGAGGTGTTTAGCGGTTCGATGAATATAGATGATCCTATGAAGGCTCAAGATGCCTTTTCGACCACGATTAAGTCCCGTATTGGAGGGCTGTGGACATCTACGTTCAAGAATCGCCTTAACGATACACGTACGCCGGTTATCGTGACAGCACAGAGGCTTGCTCCGGACGACTTCTGCGGATATCTGTTGGATACAGAGGGAACTATTGAAGAAGGTGGCGAATGGGATGTTGTGTTATTCCCGGCCATCGTAGATGATGGATTGTCTACCGAGCATGCGCTATGGGAGGCCCGTTTCCCTTTGAAGAAACTGAAAGCCTATCGAGAAGCGGACGAATTTACTTTCAATACGCAATATATGCAAGATCCCAAGCCCGCCGAAGGGCTGATGTACCGGGAGTTCAAAACATACGAGATAATACCTTATGCGCGGGATTCTGTGCGTAAAGCCTATGTGGATACGGCGGATACCGGCGACGATTATCTGTGCGCTATCTGTTATGTGGAACAGCCCGAAGGTATTTACGTGATCGATGTGCTTTATACGAAAAAACCGATGGAATACACGGAAACCGCGACCGCCGAAATGCTTTCCAAGCATCAGATCGACGTGGTGAATATCGAGAGTAACAATGGGGGGCGCGGTTTCTCCCGGAATGTAGAAAAACAATGCCGCCTGATGGGAAATAGTAAGACCCGTATTTCGTGGTTCGCTCAGACCGCGAATAAACAGGTGCGGATATTCACGAAGTCGGCAGACGTGAACAATATTATTTATTTCCCAATCGGATGGGATCGAAGGTGGCCGGATTTCTACCAGGCCATTGCTGGGTATATGAAAGAAGGCCGGAATGCTCACGATGATGCGCCGGATGCACTGACCGGATGCGTGGAGAAAAGGGATAAGTCGCGTAAAAAAAACACATATACAAAAGAGGATTTAGGGTTATTTTAACGTCTTATTTATGGAATACTTTGGGAATCTTTGGAAAACAATTAAGAATATCAGCCTGAATGCCATCGGAGTCAAAAGGACGCTTGATGAACTTATTCGTGATGGGGATGTGTCTAAGGCGATGACCTTATTCCAGAATAGGGACAATGAGGTCGATCAGGCTATTATGGAATACAATCCCGAAACGCACGAAGTCATGTTTCGGAAAAATAAGATAAGGAAGAACCGGGAGCCGTATAAAGTTGAGAAATTGCCACGGGCCTGGCAGCGGCATATCAATGAAGTCGCGCTATATTTCCTTTTGGCAAATCCGATCAAATGGAGCAAGGAGGATGTGAATCGATATGAAGACGCATTTACCGCCTACAACAAATTTTTAGCATCGACCCGGTTCAATACCACCATGCGTCAAGCCAAAAGGATTGCCGGTGCAGAAACGGAATGCGCCAAACTGTATCATATTTATCGCAATGAAGAGACATTTGCGCCGGAAGTGAAGGTGGTTTTATTGGCAAGATCATTAGGGCATACTTTACGTCCCATGTTCGACCAATACCACAATCTGATAGCCTTTGGATACGGCTACTATCTCAGGGAGAATGGGGTTACGATAGAGCATTTCGACATCCAGACTTCTGCCAATATAATCAAATGCAAACGATCTTTCCGTTCTTTGAATTGGGATATTGAGACTACACCGAACCCTTCTGGTAAAATCAATGTCATTTATTATCGACAAGAGAAGGAGTGGGATGGTGCGGAATTACGTATCAATCGGGACGAAATGATTGACTCAAAGGCTGCTGATGTCAATAATTATTTTGCTGATCCGATTGTGAAAATATCAGCAGACATATATGATTCATTGGTGGATCCTGAAATGGTCGGGAAAGTGCTCCAATGCGACGGTGAAAACAGTGTTTTCGAATACGTTACACCTCCGACGGCCTCTGATATGAAAGAGGGAGAAAAGAAGGTTTTAAAGGAATCGATTCATCAGGATACTATGACTCCAAAGTTCGACTATGAAAGTATGCTGGGATTAGGGACTCTCTCCGGTGATGCTTTGAAAAGGGCAATGATTCTGGGCTATATGAAGCGACAGAATCGCATGGAGATATATGACGAACTTGTTGACCGAGAAAAGAATCTTATCATTGCTATAATGGCTAATGTAACTCACGTCCATCTAAGAGACTCTCTTTTGAAAATGCAGATTACTCACGAATTTGCGGAACCTTTTAACGAAGATGTACAACAGCAATGGAGCGCGATAGGCAGTCTTTATCGGGATGGCGTTATATCTCTTGAAACCGCGATACAAAAACTTGGACTCGCTCCAGATCGGGAAAATGAGATACAAAGGATAAAATTAGAACGAAGTACATCCAGTTCTATTCAGGAAAATATTACTGTATCTGAGACAGAAAAGTAGTTGTACATATTGTAAATGGATAACAGTCCAGAATCCCTGGGCTGTTAAATGTATTAATGTTCGTATATATCACCGAACTTTGTTTCTATGAAAAACACACGGAAGACACAGCCAACTTGAAGCCCTACTAATGGCAAGTTGCTACCGGAAGATCGCAATACATGTACATTTGTTACATCGGGAGTAACACATTCGGGTAATTTTGGTATTATTTTACTTTTATGTAATGGTTCCATGCCGAAACCATGCCTCCCAGATTTTCTGATTTCTTCCCATCCTAACTCAGACAGCTTATGCAATCTGATTAAAAAGTCAATAAAAAAATCTGCTTTGTTACAACTTTTAATAGATTTGTCGGATAAGTATCTAAAACAAAACAAGGGATAGTCATCTTCGATTATTTTCTGAATGGCAATTGTTTTGGGAGTACTATTCTCCTTGATTAAGGATTTGTTGTTGCTATTGCTTTTTTTCTTTTTAGACATTTTACTTCAGGCGCTTCTTGAAAAATGTTCGCATCTTATTTTTTTCAATAACATTGCCCTTCCCGATATTCGTCGACTTCCAGGGCATTTCGTTATGGGTTAGATTCATTAGACCAATAGCTGAATAAACTCCATAAACTTTATATACTTCATTAAAAAGTTTTTCTTCTTCAGGTGTCAATGCAAGTACGTTTCCACTATATGAGATTCCCTTATTCCCATTATCTTGGAATCGCTCATACATGGAAGGGACTACCGGCCCGTACATCCATGCTTCAATATCTTCTTCAAATAACGGCTCATTAAAATAGGCTAAATGGAATCCTTGCATGTAATACAACAGCTTTTGCAGTTTTAAGTTGGAAATTAATTCCCCACTGTCATCAGAAGATCCTCTTGCTAAAATCTTATTAGCAATATCTAAAACGGGGTACGACATAGTATTATAGTTTAAAATATTCTTTTATGCTTTCGATATCCATTCGCATACTATTAAAATCAGCACGCAATCTGCCAACCTCATTTTTGATTTCTGCAATATCCGTAGCGTGATTCTCGCATTTCTTCAGCCGATTATTGAGCTTCTCAAACCTACCACGCAATATCCAGACAATAACGGCGCAAACCAGCACAATTATAATGTTAATATAGCTCTCTAACACCCAAGACCAAACAATTTTAGCCATTGTGTAATGCTGTTTGCTGTTTGTAAATTTTAATTATCACAAAGTTAATAAACAAATTTTTTACTTCAAATATAAAACGATCTTTTTGCATAGTTATTATATAAAATAGGGGAACCCCTGAAATCCATAAATATGGTATCCCCAAAGACTATATCAGGCGTTAAATTTGATAGTGAAAATTTGCACAAAGAGAAAAATTAATTTTATTTTGCAATCATAATAATGACGGTTTTATGGCTGACTTAAAAGCATTATTTCAATATTACCTTGACCATCAAACGGAATTCGTAGGTAAGTACAACGGGAAATATCTGGTCATAAAGGATAATTCCGTCGTAGGGGTTTATGATAATGAATCAGAAGCTTATTTTGAGTCAGAAGCTAAGTATGGATTAGGGAATTTTATCATTCAACTTTGCACACCGGGCGATGAAGCGTATGCACAGCATTTCATGTCCCGCGTGGCTTTTGTGCGCTAATATGGATCCGACTGCTTTTACAGTACGAGAAGAGAAAATCAGATTAAATAAACTCATCACCAGATGTGGGATTTGTAAGGTATATGATCCGGTGCGAGGCGGGGAACATCCCCCGGTTAAGACATTTCAAGCATTATGGGATACCGGCGCAACCAACTCTGTGATTACAAAAGTGGTCGTCGATAAGTTGGGTTTAAGCCCTATTGGTATGGGGCGTGTGTATACTCCCCAAGGAGAAGCCATAACTAATATGTATTTAGTCAACTTGTTGTTGCCTAATAATATCGGAATACCTTCGCTAAGGGTATCAGAAGGAATACTGAAAGGGTTTGATGTCCTTATAGGAATGGATATCATTAGCCTGGGGGATTTTGCGATCACACATAAAAATGACGGTACTGTATTTTCATTCCAACTTCCTTCCACACACGAATATGACTTTGTAAAACAAATAAATAATTCTAAGCAATCCATAAAAGCAAAGAAAGGTAGGAGAAGGCATTAATTTTCCCATATATTTATTCTACATATGATAACCTTCATCCTAACCAATAAAGCCCGCGACAGATCACCGATTGCGCTTCTTGTTTCTTTTAAAGGAAAGAAATACAAGAAAAGTACCGGCGTTTCCTGTCTTGTCAGAATGTGGAATCAGAATAAAAAGCGCATAAAGGTCACTACGTCGAATCCCGAAGCCAACGAGGATAACGACACTTTGGATAAGTGGGAGATCGCAGCCAAAGAAACGTTGTCAGAGTTCAAAACTTGCAGAAAAGCCCCCGATCCGAAGGAATTTATATCCAAGATTCAGTACAGGTTTTACGGCGAACAAAACAATGATGACGATGAAGAAGACGCTAAAATTGGCTTCTTCGATGCGTTCGACGATTACTTGCTGACGCACAAAATGTCGGATGTTACTATTACTAATCATAAGGTGATTTACCGGGCCCTAAAACGGTATGAACTGTACAGCAGGAATAAATTAACATTAGATGATGTAACGCCTAAAATACTTTCGGATTTCGAAGATTTTCTGGTCAAAGAACATACATTTTTTACGCACAACGAATCGGGCGGGGTGATCTGCATCCAGGCGTACAAACACATATACGAAGCCTGCCCCGAAACCAGAACTCCGAAGCAAAGGGGGAGGAATACCATTGCTTCGATCCACAACAAATTACGTACATTCTTCCACTGGTGCAAAACGAAGCGATACACAAATAATTACCCCTATGAGAATTTCGAAATGAAGAACGCGTCATATGGAACCCCCTTTTATTTGACTATCGAGGAACGGAATGCGCTATATCATTTTGATTTTTCATTTAGGCCCAGCCTTGCCCGACAGCGGGATATTTTCGTGTTTCAATGTTTGATCGGGTGTAGGATATCCGATCTGATGGCATTAACTAAATCCAATGTGATAAACGGAGCGATAGAGTACATCCCCCGCAAAACCATAGAAGACAGGGCGAAAGTGATCCGCGTGCCTCTTAATTCTATTGCCAAGGAGATACTTGATAAGTATGATGATAATGATGAGGATAAGCTATTTCCCTACATATCATCCCAGAAATACAATGATGCAATTAAAGAAATGCTGTCTATCGCCGGTATAAATAGATTAGTCACCATTTTGGATACGGTTACGCAGGAGCAGAAGCAAGTACCGATATGCGATGTAGCATCTTCTCACATGGCCCGGCGCACGTTTATCGGGAACCTTTACAAAAAAGTAAAAGACCCCAATCTGGTGGGATCTCTTTCCGGGCATAAGGAAGGAAGTCGCGCATTCAGCCGGTACCGCGAGATCGACGAGGAAATAAAAATAGATCTTGTAAAATCAATCGAATAG